CGATTTCCAGAGGCCATCTGTGGCCCTTGTAATTTGCCGTGTATGGCTGTCTGGCTGCGTCAATGAGAAGGTTTTCCCACAGCGTCCTCAGATAGACATCCTTTGCCCAAGGCTGCTTTTTGACGCTCCGGTACAACGGGATGTAACCATGCTTCTGGTTCTCCATCCTGTTGCTCCTAAACTGAGCGGTTTGCTGTTCCGGGAAAGCAAGAATTCTGGCTGTACTCATGAGTCACCATCCTTGCCGGGCTTTACCAAAGCGAAGCCCTCACCCGTGTAAACCATGACTGCTCCATCCTGTGTCAGTTGCCTCACTAATGAGGCCCCAATGCAGGCCAGAGCCCAATAGGTATTGCCTTTACTGCCAAAGGCACTAACTCCCATTTCTTCGAGCATGAATTCAGTGTCATGCGGGAAAAAGTAATCGTCGAAGGTGACGAAGTTAAACTTGTCTGCAAGCTCCTCAACAGAACTTGCCTCGCCAAATGGCAGGCATCTACGACACTCAGTCAGAATCTTGTCCAGTGAACAGGAAAAGAACTCCCTGGACTGCGAAACGCGAAAGCGAGACAGGGACTCATGAATGATTTTTTCATCTCGATCCGGGTTAGCAGATATGAACTTCGCTTCCACGATAAACTCCGTGGGGGAGCCTGACGATTTTGAGAGCTGACCTGCCCTTTGGTTAGGGTGAAGCCGAGTTAGACCAATCTTGTACATGCCAGGCATGGAAGGGTTTGATAAAACGTATACCCATCCTTTCGGATTAAAATCTGACGGGAAAGGCATGCTTTCCGCCGGTTGCATATTCAAAAGTCTTTCAATTAGTGCCATAATTACTCCTGTGAATTGATCCAGTCATTTCGCATCAGGCCTCTAGCGTTCCAGCGCTCGGGGCCTTTTCTTTTCCCATCGCAGCTGCAACCGCTTGACGGGCTACTTCTGCAATCAGGCTCGTTTCCCACACTTTCTCCAGCAGCACGAACACTGTCGCCATATCGCGCAGGTTTAACCGGCTTACCTTCGATTCATGCCATCCGGCCTCATCAGCCAGAACGCGCTGGCCTTTGTGAGTCAGGCGGCTGCGTAATTCTGTTTCTACTTCGTTGATCAACTTGCTATTTCTTGCATGTTCCATGATTGATAATTTCCATGTAGGTAAATGATTGCGTGACATTGCGGTGAGCAAGTCACTTGGGTTTTGCTCCGACATTTCGGTGGGAGCGGCTTCAGAGTTTTAAAGAGCGGTGCCGCTTATGCAGCGGCGGTTTTGCTACTTGGGAAAGGTCGATGCTCTTCAGCTACTACACGCCCATCTGGCAGCGTGGTAATGAAGATTCTCCGGCCAACCCTTACTGCTTTACTGATTGCCGTCTGGTGAACACCGAGGATGTCGGCGGCCTTTGCTTGCCCGTTCTCCGTGACGTAATCAGCGAGAGTTACCTTTTTCATCGGTTTCCTCCGAGTGATTACCGATGAATCAATAATACTACAAGTATTAAATATATCAATACTTGCGGTATTTCAATTTTTAATAACTTGGGTATTAGAATCCGGGGATGGAAAAAAAACGTGAACTGACCACAGAGCAGATCGCAGACGCCACGCGTCTGAAAGCTCTCTATGAGTCAAAGAAGAAATCGCTGGGCTTAACGCAGCAGCACATAGCTGACGCTCTGGACATTACTCAGGGCGGCGTCGGTCACTACCTGAATGGAAGGAACCCGCTCAACATATCGGTGGCTTCGGTCTTTGCAAAGATGCTTCAATGCTCTATCGCAGACTTTAGCCCTACTCTGGCTAAAGAAGCGAGCAGCTACGCTTCAGCTGCAGACGGTAACATCTCAAACCCTCGGGATTACAAGCCGACTGCGCGCTACCCCGTTTTAAGCAAGGTTCAGGCTGGCGCATGGGATGAAGCCTGTGAACCCTATACGATTAAGGATGTCGATATGTGGCTTGAATCTGACGCACATACGCAGGGAGACGCTTTCTGGTTGCAGGTGGAAGGCGATTCGATGACGGCGCCGATTGGACTCAGCATACCGGCAGGAACATACGTTCTGTTCGATACCGGGCGCGAAGCGGTGAATGGCAGCCTGGTTGTTGCGAAGCTCACCGATGACAACGAAGCTACATTCAAGAAGCTCATCATCGACGGCAGCCAGAAGTATCTGAAGGGACTGAACCCTCAGTGGCCAATGGTGCCGGTTAACGGTAACTGTAAGGTACTGGGCGTGGCGATCGAGACAAAGATGAGACTTGTTTAAGGCTCGACAGTAGGAAGAGATTTTAGCTAAGGAGATGGCATGTCAGTTTTTGCGAAAATAGCGATTCCGATGTTCTGCATTGCGTTCGCGATGTTCTACTTAGCCCGCCAGAAGCAGGACAAAAATTACCTGATTCCAGGCTTTGTTCTGTTGGCGGCTGGAGTAGAGAATGCAGTGATCGCGATCACTGCAGGGTAATGTCCGGAAGATACGTTTGGGTGACTCATGCACAGTGAAGTGGTAGCCATACAGTTTGCAGTAACTGCATTGATTCTAATGGCTGTGGTGTGGAGAAGGATTGACTCAGGCTTACACAGGTTTCTGCTCATCATGATGCTCATTACAGCCTTCGGAGCTGGCTCGGTTGCATTTCGCTAAGGCACAAGGTTAGTGCGCAGCGTGCTGTGCATAGCAAATTGTTGAGCGTCTATTTCCTAATTATTGCAACGCAAGTATCATCACTGTCGTCAGCATCTGTTGCTGACAGATGGTTTGCCCCAATTGAACGAATTCATGCCCGTGTAACGCGGGCTTTTTTGTGCCTGTAGATCATGAGAATGCAAATTATTCCCGCTTACGCTTGTCATCCAGCTGTACGCGTCTAACCTATAACCTGTTGTGAGACAGCTGGCGCTCCTACCGCTGGCTGATAAGTTGTCTCGCTGGCTAGCCTGGCAACTTGGTCACAACGTTTAGAAGCCGTTCAAGAGTTTCAACCCCACCACAAGTTATGCCTGTTACCCGCCTCGGGTGCAGGTATTTTTTTACCTGCAGATCCCACTTCGCAAAAATAAATCACCTTTAAAATCACAACTTTAATACTTTCGGTATTTATTTTAATACTCATGGTATTGCTATTTATTAATACCGCTAGTATTGTTTATCCCATCAGCAGGACGCAGTAACCAACAGGATGTTGGGTCGCTCTTTAACATTGATGGGGTTTGTCTCCGCCGAAATGCGGGGAACCAAAGTGAAGTTGCCTTTGGGATTGGATGAATGCGCAGGCTGATGCGCTACGGTGCGAAAGCGTAAAGGCGGCATAGCCGACACCATGAGATTGAGTGAGAACTCAGCAAGCCGGATTTCAGCACCGGCCATCCAATCACCTAAGCCAATTACCGGAGGTGCTTATGTCTAGTCGTATCAGTTCTGAACAGAAAAAGCGGCTCTGTCGCCTCTTAGCTGAGTTTGGTGTTCGCATTGAGCGTTCAATTAATGGTTTCAAGGTTCTGGGCCTCGGTAATAACACCGAGCCTCGCGCTGAGAGCCTGGATTCAGCAATTGATATGGCTGAAAAAGAATGCCATCGCATCTACGCAAAATACCTATAGGTGAAGCCATGACAATCGTAATGACCATTCTGGCCTCTGATAACGCCAGAAATCGCCGCAGGGCAAAACGTGCAGCTGAGCGTGAGCAGGTTGCAGGTCCACAGCACATCAGCCGCATCGAGAAGGCAGTCTCCTCCCCTTCTCTGCGTGACAGGCATGAGAGCACATCACAGTGCTTACCGGAGATAGCTATTTTTGCAGCGGGCTATCGCAACTCAAAAGACATCGTAACGGCTCGTTAAGAGCGAAAGGAGAAGTGAATGAGCAAGAAGTTAGAAGACTACGAAGCAAGCTATGTGCGCGACTTCCTGGAGGAAAACTGGCACGAATTTGTGGATAAGCTCGCGGAGAACTACGACGACGATGCAGAAGGTATCGCCGAGGAAATCGTGAAGAAATTAGCCTAGCCGCCACTGAGCGGCTTTTTTACATCTGGAGGCACCATGTTAAGCACTGGCAACTACATAT